GAACTGGTCCACCAGGGGAGAGCCGCCTTCGGGTTCACCTTCGGTGACCGCGGGCGGCCGCTCCCCCCGCTCGATGATCCGGTAGGGAGGCGGAGGGGGAATCTCTTCTCCGGGAGACGGGCCGAAGGTGGCCGGCGGCGGGGCTATGGGCGCTTCCTCCCACGGCTCCACTGCAGGGGGCGTCCAGGCCGGGGCCTGGCGTTCCTGTTGTTCAGAGTCGGCCTTCTCCCGCAGTTCCCGGACGTACTGCCGGTACTCCGCGAATTTTTCGGCCCCCCCGAAGACCCCGCCCAGGGCCGCGCCCACCAGAACGCTTTCCACCACGTTTTCCGTCAGCTTCTGGTCCGGGTCGTAGCCGTATTTCTTGAAGGCGTTGGCCACGATCTCCTGGGCGCCTTCCGTGGAGCCTTCGGTGATGATGGAATCCAGCAGCTTCCGGGTCAGGGTCAGGCCCTTCTTGCCGGCAAAGATTCGCTCCAGGGACATGGCCTCCAGAGAGCCCGCCAGCGCCCCGCCGGCCAGCATGACGATGTTGCGGGTGAGCCAGGGCACTTCCTTGCCCTTCTCCAGTTCCCAATTCCTTAAGTTCTGTTCCGCGGAGGCCGCTTCCTGGGCCATGGCCATGCTGTATCCGCCCATGCGCCCCATGCGGGCGAGCTTCGAGCCGTACTCGGTGAGCTTGGCGGTGGCTGTGGCCAGGGCCTCGGCATCCCCGGCCAACGCCGCGGCCTTGGCCGCCTTGTCGGCCCCGTTGATCAGCTTGCCGTATTTCAAGGCCGCGGCCCCGGCCCGGGCCATCCAGTTGCCGAAGAAATAAGGGATGGTGCTCATGGCCCCTTCCGGCAGTTGGGCCGCCCAGAAGTGGGGGTTGGTGACGTTGGCCGCGATCTGCTTGGCCACGCCCCCGGGGTCCTGGAGGATGCGGTCCAACTCCACCGGGGGACCGCCCGCGGCCTTGCCCGGCTTGAGCGCGGGGGACTCCGCGATATCTTCCAGGCCGGTGATCACCGGTTCGGTGATTCGTTTGACCGTGTCGCTTTGCAAAACGTCCGAACCCGCGATCTTGGCCAGCTGGAAGGGCAGCTTGGCCAGGCCCAGGGCGCCCCGGCCCAGGCTGGCCGCCACCTCTCCGGGAAGCGACCGCTCCACCTCCACCTGGGCCGCCTGCCGCTTCTTTAAAAGGCGGTCGATCCGATCCACCCCCGCCTGCTGCTCCGGCGTCACGGACTCCAAAGGCATCTCGGGAATGTCGGGCGTCTTCGCCCCCGGCGCCGCCTCGGGAATGAAATCCGGCGACTTGCCGAACATCTCCGGGATGAAGTCGGGGACCCGCGGCTGACCCGGCGGCCGAAGCGGGGCCAGGTTAAAGCGTTCTTCTTCGGGGTAAAGCAGACTCACGGTAGGACTCCGTATCCGCGCTGCTTTTCTTCCATCAGCCGGCTGTACTGGTCAGGCCGCAAGAGCGCCGGACCCGGCAGGGCCGGAAGCGGCTTAAACGGCCTGATCTCCCCTCGCGGCCCCACCTCAATCTTGAACGGGGTTATCTCTCCCCGGGGCCCCACCTGCACCATCTTGTCGTCCAGGAAAAGCGGCGGTGCCGTCCCCGGAGAATTTTGGAGCGGCGCAGTCCGGTTTTGGGTTTTATCGGGGACCGCCGGGGGGTTGACCCATTGAAGGATGGTGTCCCGGCGCTTCTTTTCCGCCTCTTGGTCGGCTTGAGGAGTGGTCAGCCATAATTTTTGCCCCTGCGTCAGGGCGTATCCGGCCTTTGTCAGATTTTCCACGGCCTTGGTGATGCCCTGATCATTGACCCACTTGTTCTCGTCCAGGTGGCGCATGGCCTTGGCTTCGAACGCCTGGAAAGCCTTTTCGGGGTCGGCCTCGCCCATAGCCTTGAACCCCATAACCAATTGCCCTAAACCCGGAATCACCGGCCCCAAGCCTTCCGGGCCTTCCTTGTAAAACCGGGGGTCGCTTTGCACCCGGTTCATGAAGGCTTCCAGGTTGCGCTTGCGGGTCATCACGTCCCCCGCCAGGGCCGCTTCCTGGCTTTTTCCCTGGGCCGCGATTTCTTCCAGCTTGTTTTGGTGCTTGAGACCCTCCATGGCTCCGCCCGCCGGCACGAAAGGCGCGCCTTGCTCTCTCCGGAAAGCCTGCACCGCCTGCCCCGGCGCGGCAAACTCCTCCCCGTAGCGCGGCCCCTGGTAGGTGGTGGTCATGCCTCGGGTCACCGGGATGGGTCTGGCAAAGTCCTGCTGGCCCGAAGCAACCCGGGTTTCGGACCGGGCCGCCTCCTCGGGAAACAGAGGACCCTGGCCGCCGTAGGAAGTCTCGTCTCCCAGTCCCTTGCCGGCAACGAAGGCCCGGGTGAACGCCTGGGCTTCCCGGACCGGCTCTTTCCGAGGGCTGGTGGTAGCGTTCCGGGCTTCCGCCAGTTTTACCGCCCCTTCCTGCTGCAGCTCCAGCAATCGGCGCTGCTTCTGGTATTGCGCCTCTTTCTCGATTTCCTCTCTGGTAGGCCCGAACAGCCCCCCGCTAAGGTCAGTAGTGAGGCTCATGATTTAGTCCTCCCGGTCCAAGCCGTAGAAGGAAACAGGCGCGATGACCCATGTATCCGCGTCAAAGTTGTTCACGTCTTCGTCCTTCCAAAGTTGGGAAGGTTTCTCAGTGGTTACGTCCTTGAGGATGGCCACCCGGTCCCCTACCCGGTATTCCGCAAAGTCGCTGGGCCTGGCCTCCACCAAGTCCTTGCGCCATTGCACCCGGTAACGGGGGTAAGGGGTGGCCTCGTCCGGCTCAATGAGTTCTTTGATTACCGCGCCGGTGTAATAAACCGTGTCCATCCAGTTGCCGGAATAAAGAAAGGGGCTGGACTTCTGCCGTCCCCAGGGCGCGTCCGGCATGAGCCGCACCCCCAGGGCCAGGAACTCGCCGGGGACCGGGAATTTGGCCTTGGGGTTATTGGGGTTCACCCGGAGCCACCAGTGAAGGTTCTTGGGCTCCGGCTCCCCCGGCAGATTTTTGGCCCACCATTTGACGTGGGCCGCGGCCAGGTAGCAGGTGTTGAGGAGTATCCGGTCCGCTTCCGGCCACTCGAAGAACTTATCCGGCACCGGGGGGGCCGCTCCCGTCCCTTCCTTGACCGCCACGGTGTTCGGTTGGGAAGAGCATTCCCCCACCAGCACCAGCATCTCCACGCACTCCAGGGGGAAGCCCCCCAGGAAATCCATGAAGCCCAGGGCTTCCTCCAGGAACACCCCCTCGGGATGCTGAAAATCCTCCCGGTATTTGGGAAACTCGTACCGGGCCAGAAACAGCCGGTCTTTCCCTTGCCGGTACTGGAAGGGGCGGACTTTCAGGCCGGAAAACATCTCGTCCAGGGATTTGCCGGCCTGTTCCATAACGGCGTCCATGCCCTCCTCCCGGTCAAAGAGCCACCAGGTGGCTTCCAGGGTCTCCTCTGCGGATGGGCGTTTCCAGTCTTCAAACATTAGCGTTACCCGCCGCTGATGGTCAGCTTCTCGTCCTTGATTTCGCTGTGGAGGCGAGTGCTGTTCTTGTGGACGTACCTGCGGGCCTGGTTCTCCAACGCCTGGGCCCAGGTGCGGGTATCGGCCTGTTTCATCGCGGCGTTGGCCTTCTCCTGGCTTAAGTTTATTCTCGCCGCGGCCTCTTCATTAACCAGGCTCTTCTGGTCCTTGAGATTCCCCTCGGTGGCCTCCCTTTCCCGGCGAAAGACCTCCACCTCCACGTAGAAATCCGCTTCTTTCAAGTCCTCCTGGGCCTTGTCCGCTTCCAGCCCTTTGTCGAGCTCCCGTTTCAGTTCCTTGTCCGCCTCCTCCTTGAAGGCCTCCGCCAGGGTGCGGGTGTCCCAGATGGCCAGCATGTCGGCCAGGCGGCTCTGGATATAAGAGAACCCGGCCTCGATCTCCCGGCGCCCCACGTCCAGCTTGATCTCGGAAAGCTTCTTGGTGAGGATTTCCGCGTAGATCGCGGCCACGTCCGCCTGCAAGGTGGCTTTCTCCGCCAGGGTCGCGTACTGCTGCACCTGGGCCTCCACCAGGTCCACTTCCGCTTTGCCCGCCTCGATGTCGGCCAGAAGCGCCCGCACGTGGGCCTTGGCCACGTCCACCTGGGCCCGGGCCAAGTCCGCCTCCACCTGCGCTCGTTGGATGGCCTCGTAGTAAACCTTGGCGTTGACCTCCTTTAAATGCAGCCCTTCCTTCTCCACTGCGAGCTCGGCCCGGCTGCGCTCCACTGCCAACTGCTCCCGCTCCACCTGGGCCGCGTACTCCCTGGCCCCCATGAGGAGCGCCCGGACCTTGGCGTCATAGACCTTGACCGCCAGGACGTACTCTTCCGTGGCCGTCTTGATGGCCAACTGCTCCCGCCCCAGGGCCACCTTGTCTTCGGCCAGACGGCGCTCCTGGGAAATTTCTTCCTGGTCCAGCTCGAAGCTCCGGTCCCGTTGGGACTCTTTGATCTCCCAGGCTTCATCGCTCACCGCCAGATAATTCTCTACAAAGGTCCGGCCCAAGGCATTTAGGGCGTCCTGCCGGTCTTCCAGGGGAGCCATTAAGCCGCCCCAATCCAGGTTGATCCAGACCCCGGCATTGCGAAGGCGGGTGCGCTCGGTCAGTTGCAGCTTGTCCGTTTCTTCCATGCCTTAACCCTTCAAAATTTTCTTGTAGGTGGTCTGGCTGATGGTGGAAGACAGAAGCACCTGGTCGGCGCTGTCCCTGATGGTTTCCGCCTGGTCCATGGCCTGTTGGGTCATGTTCTGGAGCAGATTCCCCAGTTCCTTGGTCACGTTGCTCCTTTCGGCCTCCAGGTAGGCCACGTCCGCGCCGCTCCGGGCGGCTTTAAGGGCGAGATCGCTCTCCAGCCGGAACCTGATCTTGTCCTCTTCAAATTCCGCCCGCTTGGACAGAATACGATCCCGCACTTCATTGGCGTATTCCTGAAGCAGCCGCCGCGCCTGAGTCCGGGCCAACTGTGTAGCCTCATCGGCCCGGATGCGGGCTTGCTGGGCCATTTCATAATTCTCCTGGGCCTCCCGGATGGCGTGCTCCGCCTCTTCCTCCGCGGTTTTGAGCGCAATGCGGTCATAGCCCAGGCGTTCCAGGTCTTCCTTAACCGGTATTTCCCGGGTGACCGCCTCGGCCAGGGCCAGCCGCGCCGCGGCCTTATCCTGGTAGAAGGGGACCATCTCTTTTTTAATGGCGGCCAGGGCTTCCTGGGCTTCCAGTACTTTTTCAAGGGAGTCGGCCCGCCGGCGCTCCGCGGCCAACACCAGTTCTTCCGCGGCCAAAACCTGGTAGATGGAGGTGATGATCTCCAGCTTCTTTTCCGCGGTTTCCAGTTGGGCTTGAATGAGCAGTTCCTCGGCCCCCAAAGTGGCCCGCTCCGCGGCCACCAACTGCCGGCGGTAAGTAATAATGCTCTGCTCCACTTCGGCCCGGGCCTTAATCACCGCCACCTGGCGAAACTCGGTTTCCGCGTTCAAGCGGTCCACGTCGGCCCGTTGGCGCTCGGAGGTGGCCTGGGCCTGGGCCTGTTCCAGGGCCAGGGCGTTGAAGATTTTCTCCCGGTAGGCTTCTAAAGCCAGCTTCGCCAGGCGCACCAGGACCTTCAGGTCGAACTCCCGCACCTGGAAGATGGTCTGGCGCCCTTCCTCATAAATCTTGCCGTTGGCCTCGGTGAGCTTGGCCTTGGCTTCCTGGCCGGCCACCAGGATGCCATCCAGGGTGTCGCCGGTGGGGGCCGGAAAGCCCCGGCCCGCGTCATCACTGAGGGCCTTGTCCACCTGGGTTTGCAGCCCCTCCGTCACCTGCCGGACGGCCATGGACCACTTGGCGCTTTCGTCTCTTAAGGACATGTTTATCTCCGGGCCAAAACCAGGGGGATGATCTCCAAGTGGCTCAGTTGCTCGAAGTCCGCGATGTCAATGACCATCTCCCGGTCCTGGAGGTTCCGGGAGATAGCGGCCCGCCCCCGCTCCACCGGGAAGACCCCCTCCCGGCCCCCGGCCTGCACCCGCACTTTCACGTTCTGGCCGCACTCTCCCACGGTTACGGTGCGCAGCCTTTTCATCGCCGCCGCGCCTAAGTTAGTGGGGCCGATCCGCACCCCCGAATGAATCCGCCGCCCATCGTCATCCTCCGCGCCCAGGAGATAGATGCCGTCCTCCTTGGCCCCGTAGAACCGCCCCCGGAACTGGGCAAAGGAGTTGAAGTCGAACCCGGTGTAATAGGACGGCTCGAAATTGTTCCCGGAAAGCACCCAGGTGTCAGAAAAGAGGCTGTCCGGGTCCTGGCCCCCGCCCGTGAGGACGAATCCTCCTTCGCCCAGGATCAGGGTTACTTGGGGGTATCGGGAACTGAGGCCGCCTTCGCCGGAGAGCTTGAACGCGATCGTGCCGGCTTCGATGGCGTGAACCTGGGGGTAGCTTTTCTCCAGGACGCCTTCGCCCCCCAGGGCGAATGCCACCGGGCTTCCAACTGCAACCGCCTGGTCTCCGGGGCGGGTGACCGTGACTTCCGGGAGCCGGAAACCGCCGAAGCGGAGGCCCCCTGCCCCTTCCATGATTCTGACTGGGGGACGGGAGAGGCTGATGATCCCGGCCCCGCCGAAGTCAAAGCCTTTAGAACCGACGAGGTAATTTGCAGGCAAGTCGGGGGCCTGCACTTGGGAGAGCGCGCCTTCCCCCTCCAGGAGAAACCCGCCGCTCCCCGTAAAGCTTTTGGTTCCGGGGCGGAATACTTCCGGCTTGCCCTGGCCCCCGTCGCCCCCCAGGGCAAAGCCGCCTTCCCCGGTGACCTCCGTCGCGCCGGGGTTGACTTGCGCCAGGACCCCGGCCCCGCCCAGGGCGAATCCCCCGGTTTTCACATCGGCCACGATGGACGCTGCCGCAGGTTTGGCCGAGGCAATTACCCCGCCGCCCCCCAGGGCCAGGCCCCCGCTTCCGGTGAGATAGACATTGGCCATGGTTTAAGCTCCTACAAGTAGTAAGGGAGGGGCGGCGGAGTCAAAGGGTACTCCCCCTGGGGCGGCTGCTGGGTCAGGTTGAAGGCTTCCACCCAGCCCCCCGGGTCTTCGGGCGGGGCCCAGACTCCGAACCTCACTCCCAGGCCGGTTTTGACCAACTGGGTCAAAGCGGACTGGCTCACAAATCCCGGATAGGCCGGGGCCGCGCTGACGCCTTGGCCGGAGTTGGCCGTCCCCAGGGCCAGGACCTCGTTGCTCCGCTCCCTGGTGTAAATCGCCGCATAAATCTCCAGGTCCGTGCTGAACCGCTCGTCGTCGGAGTTGGGGCCCACCTTCCAGAACCGGGAGGTGAGCCGCCAGATATACATGGCCGGGCCGACGATCACCAGATAGTCGCTGTGGGCCAGGGTGTCGTCCGCGGGGCCGGACTGGTTCCAGAGAATCCGCCTCGCCTGGAGCTTGCACCAGTAAGGAGACTTCCAGGCAGGATAGTTCGGGTCCTGAACCTCCATGTCGTGGCCCCAGGAATCATAAACGGGCTGGTTGGAGCCGGTGACATAGCCGGGCTGCAGGTGGTGGTGGTAAACCGTCTGGCCGATCAGGTCCAGGTACACGAAATGGCTCTCCCAGGTCCCGGAGGGTAGGGGGTACATGGTAAGCCGGGCAAAGAGCACGAGCCGGACGAGGTAGGGGCAGCGCCTGAGATCAAAATCCCCCGGGGCCTTGACGGGATTATCGGCCAGTCCCAGCACCGCCGCGGCCTCCCCGTCTTTAAGCATCACCTTGACCCGATCCCCGGCCCGGTAGCCCCAGGCGGCGTTTTGCAAACCCTTTGTATTCCGGGGCGCCCTCCCTTCCGGGTGCCGGCTGTCCTGGCGGCAGTGGTAGAACAACGGGACGTTCTCAAACTCCTTGTCCCCGCACTCCACCGTGCAGGTGTCCGCGGGCACCAGGGGATTGGCGCTGATCACCCCCATGTCGGTAATCACTCCTTCTGCGTAGGTGGTCCGATAAACGTCCCCTAAATCCGGGTGGTTGATCCGGTGGCTGTCGGGACGGGGGGTGAGGATTTCTAAATCAGCCATCAGGTCGTGCTCATGGCCAGCTTGGGGGTGTAGCCGATCTTCTGCCCCAGGGTGTCGATCTTGATGGCCTCGGACAGGGCCTCCACGAACAGCAGCCGCTTGTGGGCGTCCCCCCCGGCCCCGGTGTTGGACACGGCCTTGGTCACCCCGCCCACCTGGAGGTTTTCATCATTCTGGAAAGCCCCGGTTTTGCTCTTGAGATACATGAACCCCGCGGCGTCGCTGGTCCCCCAGGCGCCGCTCATCACCGCGATCCCGGTCACCACGCCGGCGGCCCCGGAGCTCTGGCCGGTGACGGTGTCGCCCACCTTGATCTCCTGGGACCCGGCATCGAAGGGCAGCGCCAGGACGTAGCCGAACACCCCGTACACCGTGTTCCCGTCATTCACGTCCGGCTGCAAAAAGGTCCACTCCTGGGCGGCGTTGGAATATTGCGCCTCGGCCTTGCCCGCGGAGTTGATGGAAACGGCCCACTTGTCGGCCACCGGCGCCCCTTCCAGGATGTTGTTGGTCAGGGGCTTGGCCGCGTAGCCCCGGCCCCCTCCCGAAGGCAGCTCCTCCAGGGTCTCGAAGATGGTGTTGCCGTCCGGGATGATCTGGTTCTTATACAGGCCCAGGATCAACGCCTGTTGCATGAGGATGGACTTGAGGGCTTCCTTCTCCCCCACGTTGGGAATGTAAACGCTCATGGTGTGCTCCTTTTAGGTCACGATGGCTTTTTCAATCTCGATCTCGAAGGGATCGGTCTTTTCCGTTTCCTCGGGCGGCCCCGCCGTGAAGGTAATCTTCAACTGGGCCATGTAGATTCCCGGAGAATTGTTGGTTTGCTCCGTGGTCAGATAGAAAGAGAGTATGCCCCGGTCGGCCTGGGACCGGTTGAAATCGGCGTCCTCAATGGTGAAGACGTAGGCCGTGTCTTCCTTGTTCTTCTTCACCCCCAGGAGCAGAATGGCCTCTGGGGGAATGGGCACGGGCTTCCCCTTCTCCGTCACCTTGAGGGTGACCGGCTTGGCCTCACCTTGTATGAGCTTGATGCGCATCATCCTCTCGCATCCAGACCTCTACCTCAGGGGTCCGTTCTATGGCGGTTGGTAGATACAGGAGCCGGTGGATAAGCAACTCGGCTTCGGGCGCTTCCAAACCCAAGTCAGCCACGGCCCGCCTCAAGGTTAGTTCCGCGTCCAGGTATTCCGGGCCTGCCGCATAGTCCAGCCTGGCCTTGAGGACGGCCAGGAGCGCGGCGACCTGGCCTTGAAGCAAACGCCGGACTCTCAAAAATCCCTGGGGTTCGGCCTTCACTTCTACCAGGCTCCCCAAGGCCCAATGCGCCAGCATCCGGCCCCTGGCCGCTGGTTCGGCCTCGATCTCCCCGGAGACGTTGCGCACCGGCTTCATGGTTCCACTGAGGCCAGAAAGCGCTTCCGCCATGCCCCCGATAAGGATGGTCCGTCTGACTTCGGCATCCAGGGCGGAAAATGACGCTATGACCCCGGCCAAGGTTCTTTCCAGCCTCAAAAAACCCGAAGCATCCGAGTAGATGGCAATCTCCCCCCGGACCTGGCGCTCCACCCCCATCTGGGCGTGAACAGTGGCTTGAGCAGCAGTTAAACCCGCCACTCTCCAAACCGCGGTTAAGGCTCCATCGGCGTGCGAACTTCCATCAACCTCCCCTGTCAGGCCCATGTAAGGAAGCATCACGCCAGTGATAGCGGTCTGTGCCGCCACGTCCCCTTCAACCCTTCTTCTGCGTCCCATGAGTGGGGTTGCCAGGGTCAAAGTCGCCTCTACTCTCCCGGCCACGCTCCTTTGTGGTCGGAGGCTGGCCGCCGCTGCCGCCGCTACTTCACAGAGGGCCGCAAGGCTGTAGAGCATTCCGAGGTCGGCGATGACGCCGGCGCCCGCGTCAATCTCCCCGACAATATTGATGAAGCGGACCCGCTCCAGCGCTCCGGCAATCCCGGCGTCTCCGGCAATGGCCCCGATAGCGGCTATTACTGGCGACAGGTTTGCAGTAACTATTACCCTCCCATCAGCACTACCGAATAGCGAGGCTTTGGCGCTTATTCGCCCTGAACACCCGGAAGCCACCGCAAACTGACCGCTTGAAGTCCAAATAACGGCTAAAGCGCCGCCTACTAAACAAAAAGCATTAACCGCCGCTTCCAAATCCCGGTAGACCACGGATGGCTCCACGGGCAGGGGCAGGTTGAAATCCGGGCAAGGAAGGGAAGCAAACCGTCCGCCGCCAAAGGCTGCGTCCGGTCCGCTTTGGAAAAAATCTCTTCCGCTCCAGGAAGACGGTTGATAGTTGCGCAGCGCCATCAGCCCTCCACCAGGACAATCCGGGGCATAAAAATCGGCGGAGAAGCGATGGCCGCGGCTAAGACCAGGAATGCCAAGCAACTGTCCGGGGCGATTTCCGGGAGCGCCGCCACGTGGAGCAGGAACTCCCTTTCCAAAAGCTGGCTGTTCGCGTACCCGATGGGAAAGAATTGCTTTGCGTTCGCCAATACCAAATTCGCCACTCCGCCTCCCATGCCTCCTGGGAGAACGCAGGATTGCACGCTTTTGATCCCCAGGTCGCCAGCCTGGGGATAACCGAATACGAACCTTCCCGCCCCGATGCTGCCGGGAACGGCGATGGCGCAGGTCTGGCCTACCACATCGTTTTCGTTGGTGTATGAAATGCTTAGCGTCTGACCCGTTGCTCCCGCCGTGGTAGTGATTTCCAACAGGAGCAGGTTGCCGACACCATCTCCATGGCGGCTGGGAGCGGTGACGCCGGTAAAGGTTTGGGTGTTGGTGATATTGAGGTTTATCCCGCCCGCGTGCCAGAGGCGGTCATACATGAAAACGGAGGCCCCCATGATCCCGCCCAACAACCAGGAAAACAGAAAGAGCCGGTTCGGGGCTGACGGATTATTAATGGGCAAAGCCCCGGGGGTATTCTTATCGCAGACCGCCCCCTCCAATGCCGGAGTGGGATCACTTCCGGCGGGGTAGCTTCCTGCCGTCTTCCAGAGGGTATACCAGGCTCCGGGGCTGGTATTGACGCCGGCCTTGTAAAAGTCGATTACTTGCGCGTAACCGCCTTTGAGGGCGTCGATAACGGCTTGATAGCTGGAAAAGGGCATTAGTTAGTTTTCCGCCAGGATGATTTTGCCCCAAAACTCGGGGGTGGCGCTGGCCGAGGCCAACCACATCAGGCTGAGACAGGCGTTGTCAGCAACCCGGGGCAGATTCGCCGATTGCAGCACCAGGTCTTTTTCCGTGTACACGTAAACCAGAAAAGGAACCGCGATTAATTCCATGGCGTTGAACATCACCAGGTTGGCTGTTCCCGCACTCATGGCCGTGGGAAGCTGGACGCTCTGAACGCTCTTGACTCCCCGGTCACCCGCCGCCAAACCCACCATAAGCACCCGGTTGATAACCGCCGAAGCGGGGATATTGACCACAACCGATTTGGCTTCATCATTGGTATTGATGTAATTGATGGTCATGTCTCGGGCGGTTGACCCTGCGGCCACCGTGATTTCCAAGAGCAATTGATTCCCGATGCCGTCTGCATGACGGGAAGGGGCCGTTAAGCCGGTGAATGTCTGCAAGGCATTGGAATTGAGTGCGATTCCCCCCACATGCCACAGCCGGTCGTAAAGAAGTAGGACCGCTTGGCTGGTGCCCACCGCCCCCATGCTAAGCAAGTGCAAGGTAGCTGGACTGATGGGATTGGCGATGGGTAAGGCCCCGGCAGTATCTTTGGTGGGCACGGCCCCTTGCAGGGCAGGAGTGGGGTCGGCCCCCGCCGTGGGGAACCCGACTCCATTCCACAGCCGCATCATGATCCCGGCAGCCCCGGAACCGGAAGGGGACTTCTTGTAGAACCAGTAAGCCTGGCCTTTCCCGTTACTCAGGGCATTGATGATGTCATTATAGGTGGCAAAACCCATGATGCCCTCTTAATCCAGGCTCACGTCCAGGTCCCCCGCCTTGAACCTGGCCGTGTCCCCCACGCCGATGACCTTGTGGACGTTCAGCGCTCCATGCCCCAGAAGGTTCCCGCCCACCGCCTGGTCGAACAGGGCAAAGTGGGTGATGTCCCCCCAATCTCCGGTGGCTTCGGGAAACTCGATGGCGTTGGCGTTGGAGACCGCGCCCCCCGCAGCCACGGTCCAATCCGCGGCCACGGTGCTCACCCGGGCGTAGGAGCCGCCTGCGGGTTCCGCCAGGCCCGCCCCGGAATCGGTGGGGTCCGCGGTGCTTAAGGCCACGTAGATATTGGTGGGCGGGACATAATTCCTGGCCCCCATGCCGAAGATGTGGTCCAGGATTTTGTTTTCCAGGTAATCGCCGAAGCTTCCCATGGTTCCACTCCTTGCTTACGATTTGAACAGCCTGCCGGAGTTGCGCCGAATTTCCCCCATCTCCTGATCGCTTTCGGCGATGGCCGGAGCCCCTGACAGGGAGACGATGATCTGGGGGATGCCCTCCCGCACCCAGGCGGTGGCCGCGCCCTTCTCCCGGGGGAGCAGCTTCACCCGGGACTCGCTCAGGCGCACCAGGTGGCCGTTGTTGGTGCCCACCACGAACCCGTTATGGCCCATCCACACCGGCGAGGGCATCTGGGACAGCTTCCGGGAAATCTCGTAGCCGCCCCCTTCCACCTGAGCCAGGGTGAGGGTGCCGGGGACGGCCCCGTCTCCCACCCGCCGCAGCCGCATCTTGGCCGGCTCCGTGCCTTCCATGAACCAGGTGCTTTTCGAGGAATTGACGAACAGGCCGTCGGTGACCGCTGCCACCATGACGATCTCCTCCAGGAAGGGGAGGAAGTTCGAGGCCCGGAACCACTCATATTGGAAGGGGTCGCTGTAATAGACCTTCTTCCCGCAGGCCCCCCAGATGCGCCCGAAGGCGTGAATAAAGTGAACCATCCCCGGGGGCGGGCAGACCCCCAGGGTGGACAGCTTCTTAATCGTGGGCGGCCCTGTGATCCGGTTTCCCGAAACCTGGGCCAGAAACAGGTCGCCGCCATTGGCGTGGGTGATCCAGCACAGGGCGTTGTCCGGGAGGTTTTTAAGCTCAATCCCCATGGTCCCCGCTTCCCAGGCAACCCTGGCGAGGGAGCCGCTACCTCCCAAGCGGTTCCCCTCAAAAGTCGTGTAACAAAGGCTATATGTTCCAGGGGGCAAATCCCCCTCGGGAACCAGGCTGATCTCCGGCATGGGAGGCAACGGCAAGCCCCAGGGCCGCACCGCGTCCTTATTCAGGTCGTAAACGCCTTTCCAGAAATGGGAGCCTATATAAACCAGGTTGTCGATCTCCGCGTAGTTCAACTTGGCCCAGGGGCCGGGGACCTCGCAAATCGGAGTCGCCTGGGAGCCTTCCACCCGGCACAGGGTGGCGGGATAGCGGTCGGCCACGCACAGCATCACCGACCCGGCCCACAGGGAATGGCAGTTCGCCAAGTAAGCAAGCCGGGCGAAGCCCTTCCGCTTCCGCACCACTCCCCCGTCCAAGGCGTCGGCGTTGAGGACGATCCGGGGAGTGATGAAGCGGTTGTCGTCCAGGAGCTTCCCCGGCGTCTGGGGGAGGTTGTTCATCCCCTTTATCCCCAGCGCTTTTATGGTCGCAGGCATGGCGGCTCCTTACGGCAGCGGGTCCCGGCCCCCGTGACGCCGGGGTTTCCTGGCCTTGGCGAAAAAGTTGAGCATCCCGATTTCCCCCCGGGGGCTGCCGAACAAGCCGTTTTTGTATTCCTGCTCCCACCATTGCAAGCTCTGGTGCGGGGGATTGATCATGAGGTCCTGGAGCAGCTTGAAGTTCTTGATGACCACCTTGGGGATCAGCACCCGGGCCCTAAACGCCTTGGGGATGCATACCGGTTCATGCCCCTCCTGTGACATGGGCGCGGGTTTTTCGAAAAACCAGAGGCGGATAGTTTCCGCCGCCTTGGGGAAAATCCCGATTTTTCGCCCGTCCTCGGTGGCGGCAATATGGGTGACGTGATCCCCCGCCTCATCGTGGTCAACGTCCAGCCGGTCCATCTCCTCGAACCTGGTTAAAACGGTGAGGGGCTGCCAGGCGCTGTCCCGGGCCTGGAAAAGGTTCTTGTGATAATTGGCCGGGGGGTCGTAGAGCCAGGCCCCGGCGTTGACCGGCAAGGGAACCGGCTCCACCAGGCGCAACCCCGGCAGGTCGAAATCCGTGGCCAGTTCCTCCACCGCGTCGTTGAGCCACTTCTGGAGGTAAGGCTCCAAGGAAGGGTCGGAGATGATGATTTTTAACTCATTCTCCAGTTCACCCAGGTTCATTGCCTCCCACCCCTTTCTGCCTTTTTGCCGTCTCTTCCAGGTGGCACCCGCATTGCGGGCAGTATTCCGTTGCCGGTTTATCCGGGGCGAAGGGAAAGACCAGATCGGCCCGGTAAACGAGTTCGCACTTCGGATTCGGGCAGCGGATCAGGTAGTCCGTCAATTATGGCGCCGCTCCTTCTGCTTCCCCTGAAGAAGACGGAGTCGCCGGGGCCGTCAGAGGTCCAGGCTCCGGGACAGCCGGTTTCTTCGGCGCGGGCTTTTTGACGATCTTCTTTTTGGGCGGCGCTTTGGGAGCCGCGGCCTGCTCCTCCGGGGCCGGTTTCTGCCATTCCGGCGGCTGTTTCGCCTGGGTCCGGGCCAGCTTCTCCTGCTCGGCGATGAACCAGCGGATCACCACTTCCTGATGCGGTCCCGGTTTGAGGGCCTGGGTGATCTCGGTGATGCTGGCGATGGGGGTCCCGTCCTCAAACGCGAAGGAGCCGTCCGGGTTCATGACGATGCGCCGCCCTTGTTCTTCCGGCTCATCGTGCCGGTGCTCGAACCAGTACACGGCCTCGTCCTGGTCCGCACCCGGGGGGATGACTTCCGTGATTTCCTTCTTGCTGGCGATGGGGAGACCGGTGGTGTGAACGAAAGCCCCATTGGCCAGCTTGCTGATGCTTTTTCCTTTCATCACCCAGGTCTGGACCACCTGGATCTGTCCGAAGCGTCCAGTGTCCAGGGTCTGCGGTTCGAAATCCATAAAAGTTCTCCTCTTATTGGCCGGTGAGTTCCAGTTCCAGCACAGTGGCCGCCGGCGCGAATCCCGGAGGCACTTCCACCAGGGCGCCGTCGGCCATGGCGTCGTAGTCGGCGTGAAAAATCCGCAGCTTGTGGTTGGGCCGGTCGAAGTGATAGACGTAGCCGTCGGCGGGCTGGATGACCTTGGCCCGCCTGATTTCCTTGTGGAAGCCGAAATGGCTCAAGTCCGGCATGGGGATGCCGTTTCCGGCCCCGTAGGTTTTGAGGCCGTCGCCGAAAGCGATGGTGGGAAAAACCACCTTGTTGAACTGCAGAAAATCAACGTCCTGGGGGGTCATGTTTACCGTTACGTCCGCCGCATTCAGGTCCGCCATAACATATCCTCCATGTTCCCCGGGGCCGTTTAAGGCCCCGGGGTGGTCAAATTAAAGCCGGTGCAGATACTCCTGGAGGTCCGGGATTTCGGACCGGGGGAACCACAGGATAAACGGAACGCAGGCTCCCGCTCCGCCACCCCCCGTGGCCCCCTGGACCTTCTGCTCGATGACCAACTGCTGGCCCACGTCCAGGTCTACCGCGTTGAACTCCTTGACGTAGTGGTGGCCGGGGGCCCAACCGTTCACCGCCCCGATCTCGGCCAGCTCCTCCCGGCCGGTGTCGCTGCCGTAGGCGCTCCGCTTGTCCAGGGACATCTTCTGCGCCGTGCTCATGGCCGCGTAGGCCGTGGTGACCTTGAGGCCGAAGCCCACCACCGTCATGGGCCGGGGAGCGGTGAACACAAACTTGTCCCCCGCCGCGGCGTCATAGGCCACCGGGGTATGTTTGGCGTCGGCGTGCACTTCGGACATCACGCCGACTTCATAAGACCCGTAAATGCTCCAAGCCATGATATTTGTCCTCCTACAGGCTGGTGACCCGGATGATCTTGGCCTTGCCGTCCGCGGCCACGTTCCAGATGCTCCCCAGGGCCACCAGGCCGTACCAGGCCGCGGCATGGGAGCGGCCGAAGTCCATCTGGTAGTTGCTCTGCACCCTCAGATGCGGGGTGTCCACTTCAATGGCCGCCACCCCTTCGTCGCCGAACACCACGGCTTCGCCCAGGTAGGCGCTGGCGCCGGCCACGTTGGAGAAGGCCATGGCCCGGTTGATCTCCACCCAGCGAATCCGCTCGGTGAGGCCCATTTCGCCCTCGAAGAAGAAATCCCCCTTCTGCAGGTACAGGTGCGGCAGCAGGAAGTTGCGGTCGTCCTTGAGGCTGCGCATGTTCTTGTTGCAGCTTAAGCCCACGTAATGGTCCCGCTCGTAGCCGGGGACGTGGATGGTGTCGGACAGGTAATCCACCAGCATCTTGCAATGGTCGAAGGTCAGTCCCACCGGGGCCACCGCCACCGGCGCCCCGGCCACCCCGAAGGTGCCGCCCGCGATGCTGGTGGGGGTGAAGCAGATCATGACCGCGGCGGGATCCTTGAAGGACTTGGCCGCCTCGGTGTCCAGGGAGGCCGTCATCTGTTTCTTAAGTTCCTTCTGGAGGAAGTTGCTGGGCTTGAACTTGCTCAACTGCTCCGCCAGGTTGGTGTACTCCACCCCTTCCCCGAACTCCTCCACCTTGAGGGCCCGGTCGCCCAGGCTGAGCTTGCGCACCGGAATCCGCGTGGACTCCGTCAGCTTGGAACTGGTGTTCTGGGGCAAGGGGTTGATGTGCATCATGTGGACGTACTCGCCCTTGCCCTTGCCGAAGCCGGTGCCCGGGTCCATGGTGAACTGGTAGACCTTGCACTCGCCAAAGGCCACGTCCAGAAGCTTGTCGCTGATATAGAAGTTCTTAAAGACTCCGACTTGGGAGTCGAATTCCCAGTTGTGCGGCGCCATTTTCCAACCTCCTTAAATGGTGCGTTTCTCCCGCCACCTCTCCTTGATGTCCGTGAGGCGGCGCGGTTTTGCTTCCTCGGAGGGAGCTTCCTTCGGGGTTCGCGCTCCCCGCTCCAGAGTCGTTTGTTCCGGCCCCGGCCGCGCCGCGGCCCTCCTTCCCTTCTCCGCCTTGACCTCGGAGATCATGAAGTTCACTTGCTCTTCCAGGGTTACGCCGTCGTGCACAGGAGCGCGCTTCAAGGCGTCCCAGAACAGGAAAGAGTCGTGGGACTTGTCCCCCATGTCCAGACCCGCCTCTTGGGCCATTTTGATTGCCGCCCGCCGGGAGGATGCTTCCGCGTCCTCTTTATCCCGGCGCTCCTTTTCGGTCCGCCGTTCCTCGTCCAGGACCTTCTTTACCGTCTGGGTCACGACGGTCTCGTCCGGGGCGGCGCTGCCTCCCCGCAGGGTCGCCACCTTGGCCCACAGCTTGGCCCGTTGGGTTTGGTAGTCCTCGGCGTAGGGGTCCAGGTTGTCGATCTCGCCCAGGACCTCGGCCACTTGCGCCTCGATCTCTTCCGGCGAAGGAGTTGTTTGAGGAGGAGGAGTCTCAGTTTGGTTTTTCCGCAGTTCCTCGTTTTCCCTTTCCAACTCCGCCGCCCGGGTGGTGGCCTCGTGCATCTTGCGCTCGGCTTCCCGCTGGGCCTTTTCGGCTTCCTCCTGGCTCTTGTACTTGGGCTTGAAGCCTTCTTCCTCCCCGCCCTTCGGGCCTTCCGGGATTCCGCCTTCCACCTTTTCTTCTTCCGGCGGCTGGACATGCCGGCCCTGGGGTTCCTCCTCCGTGCTCTCCCCTAAAGGGCCGGCCAATTCGGCCGGGTGGCCGGAGAAAACCCGCTGCTGCCGATACCGCTCCCGTTTGGAGGCTAAAGAGCCCTCGTCTTCCGAAGTCTTGGCGTTTTCCACGTCCACTGACATACGCGCTCCTTTGGCGGGTGTCCTTCAAGGGCCGCCTTATGGTTGATCGCCCTCTGCCGGTATCCCTTCCGGGGCGGCCTGGCGTTCATAGCTGGGTAAAACTCGTTTGAGATGGCGCTCCACTACCAAAGGCGCCACCTGGATTTCCAGGTTCAGCTTCTTCAACACGGCCAGAAAGCCGGCGTACACCGGGTCCCGTTCCAGGACCAGGCCGGCTTGCCGGATCATCTGCTCTCGGATGGCCTCCACCACCAAACCCCCGGAACCCTTTAGTTCGGCCTGCAAGGCCAGGCTCCGGCTAATGGCCTGTTGCAGCCTCGCTTCCAACTCGGCCTTTTTCGTCTCCGGGGTCTTAAGAATCGGCTCCCCGGTCACGATGTCCGTCTTGATGCCTCCCGGTCCTAAGGGCACAAATCCTCCTATGCCGGCGCGACTCCGGCCAGGGCCGCGGCTTCGGCCTGGGCCGCCTGGGCCTGCTGCACCGTATCTTCGGCCTGGGCGTTAAGGCCCATGCGGGCCCGTTGCCATTGTTCGATAGCCAAACCGGTCTGGTCGTCCACCCGGATTCCCTCGTCTTTCAGGTTGAGCCTGGTTTCGATGGCCTTGATGGTGGGGAAGGCCCGGAGATAGGGCACGAATTCCGGGTTTTCGAACAGGGGCAGGATGACCTCCCGGAGGTTCCTGAGTTGCTCCCAATCCTGCATCATGGCGCTGATGCCGCTCACCGTGAACTGCCCCGTGGTCAGGCTGGGCAGGTTCAAACCCGTCCGGCTCTCCGGGTCCGCATACAAGAGCGCCTGTTCCGGCCCCATGAACAATTCCAGGTCCTTGTAAGGCATGTAGACATCCAGGGTTTCCGCCCCCGCCAGGATGGCCTCCAAAGCCCCCTGCTCGATGTTGAACCCCATGAGCCCGAACACCGTCATGCTCTGGTCCAGGTTTTGGGCCGACTCCCGAGCCGTCACTTCGGCCCGGTAGCCCGGCAGGCCCCGCACCACGCTGGGGACCAGCACCCCGTCCTCGTAGGACATCTTGCAGAAGTTGAGGTTGGCCAGCACGTCCGTGGTGGTGGACCGGCTGTGAATCTCCCGGTAGGCCTGCTGGCCGCTTAAGGTCCCGTAAGTGAGGCATTGTTTGCCGGGGTACCAGTCCAGGTCCTCCCGGTCCACCAGGGAGGAGACGTCTATCTCGATGGGCGGGTTCACCAGCCAGTTGAGGTAGTCGGCGTGCAGCGACAACAGGCTGCACATGAACTCCCACAGGGTCTTGATCCCCTGCAGCAGCCCCCGGCCATCGAAGCGGAGCGGGTGGGGAATGACGCTGAACGCCGTGCCCGGCCACCTTAAGGTGGGGTAGGGGTTGACTTCCGGGAGCTTGATCACCCGGCCCCCCGCGGTGGTGTAAGTGGCGTTGGGCAGCAGCAGCTCCCCCCGGGAATCCAGGACCGTGCCCCAAAACTCCGAAGTCAGAATCAGGGTGCGGAACTTGGAGCGGTGATGGATTTGCTTGCGCCGGGAGGACACCGCCTCCTTGGTCATGCGCTTGTCGTCCGTGCTCCCTTCTTCATTCCCCGGCTTGAACTCGCCGATGTTGGTGTAGCGCCCGTCCTGCTCGAATTTTTTCAGTTGCCAGTAATCCAGGTATTCCGAGTGAATCCAGTACAGTCCCGATTGCGGCTCCCGGGAGATGGCGTCCGGGTCCCGGTAAATCTTCCAGGGTTCGATGAGCAGGTACTTGAGGCCCTTGCCCTTGCGGTACACCGGGATCATCTCCATGCTGGTGCCCACCGCACAGGACATGCCGCAGGCGTCGGAGAACTGCAGCGGGAAGTTGGAGAAGGTCCGGGACAACTGGACGGTCATCAACTTTTTCCGGAAGTCCGCCGCTTCCTGGTTCCGCTCGTTTTCAATGCTCAAAAACTGCACGTCGAACGCCTTGCGGATCAGGGCCATGGCGAAGAGCACCGACGCGTGGGGCATGGGCAGGACCACCCGGGACTGCCACGCCTCCTTGGCCGCGTAGTTGGGCGGCTCTTCCTCGTTCCACAGGCGCCAGCATTCGTCCTGGACCCGCCTGACCTCCTCGTTGGCGTTCATGGAGACCTGGACGCAGTCCTCCAGGTATTCCACGAAATGTTTTTCGTTCTCCCCGGCGTAGGCTTGGGCCGCTTCCTCCCGCTCGGCCAACTCCTGGGCGTCCGTGCCCGCGGCCGCGGCCTGGCGCTCGATCTCGCTCATCCGGCTCTTGACGCCTTTGATGGGGTCTTCGATAAAGGCCATTAGAACTTCCTGATATGCCGCACGCGGGTTTTGATTATCTTGGGGCCGCGTTCCCGCCCCGGCTTCCCTTTAGGCCGGGGCCGCTTGCGCTCCGGCAGGCCCTTTTCCGGTTCGCCGGCCAGGTCTTTCAGGTCCTCGGGCTTCATGGTCCGGGCGGCCTCGGCTGCCTCGGGGGAGTAAGTGGCGGGCAGTTCCCCTTCCTGAATGGCATGGGCTATCCCCATGAACCGCCTCTGGGCCTTGGATTTGATTTTGCCGGGCATTTCTAGTCCCACCTGATGGCGTCATAGTTGGCCGCGAATCTGCGCCGGGCCTCGGTAGCCGGCGCCACGTCCGCCGAGACATCCAGTTTGGCCCCGTTCCACTCGATCAACTCGAAGTTCTTCCGGAAGGCGTCGCCCTGGTGCTGCAGGGAACTCGTCTCCCCGGTGGCGTAAGGCAGGTCCTTGGTGTTCCAGCCGTCTTCCGGCTCGAAAACCTTGCCTTTGGTCATGTCCACGAAGCACTCCCGACCCACCATCACCCCGTCCAGGCGCTTGCGCCGGTGTTTCAGCATGGGCCACCAGCCCCGGTAGCCGTGGGTTTCCAATTTGCCCATTTAACCTCCCACCGCGTAGGTCTGTGCCCGCTTCTTGGCCCTCCCGGCCGCTTGGCGCAGAGACCCCACGTCCTGCACCACGTTGGCGGGCAGCATGACGCACACCCCGTTGGCCCAGGCCTCGCAAACGTGGGAAATTTCGTCTTTCTCGGGGATGTTGCTCACCGCCTTCCCCGAGTTGTCGGTCTTGTAGTGCCAGGCCCCTTTCAAGCCCTTGTGCAGCAGCTTCTCCGTGGGGCTTAAGTAATAGGCGGGCATGCCTTGAATGTTCATGTTCAGAACCCGCTTGATCCCCAGCTTCAGGATGGGCCATTTGCTCGGCCCCGGCTCGAACCGCCCCCCCAGCTTTTCCTCGATCACCTTGGCGGCGGAGTGCTGTTTCCGGCTCTGGTCCGGGATGAGCATGGTGCGGTCGCCGATGTCCCGCCACTCGAAGCACTTGTCCTTCCACCGGGGCGACTCCATCAGGGGCAGAACCATTCTGTCGATGAGAGAGCCGATGTCGCCCCCGGGCAAAAACAGGGTGTCGATATGGATGAGGCGCCCCAGCTTGGTCCGTTGCCCGATGAGGCAGGCCGGATTGTGCCAGCCGTCCCAAAACCGGAAGCCCACCAGGCCGGGGGCCGGGATGATGGGGTCGGGGGAGCGGTGCCACTCCTGATTGTATTCCGGGGTCACCCTTTCCCCCCGGTACACCGCGGCGAATTTTCCCAGGACGTAGCGCTCGTAGGCCGCGGGGTCGTTCTTGTAGGCCGACCGGGCCGCCTGCCGGGCCGTCTCCTTCAGGTGAATGTTCTCCCCCGGCTGAATCCAAAATACCTTCTTGGTGATGAGGGGATTTTCCGGGTCCACGTCCGGGGCTTCCACCAGCCGGGGGAAGGTCCAATGCTCCTCGTCCGCCGGGTTCATGCTCACCTGGAGCCGGGAAAATTCCGCCTGGGCCCGGACGCAGCGCAGCAGCGCGTCGTTGAACACCTCTTCCGAAAGGCCGCTGTTGGCCCGCTCCAGCATGGCCGCGGGCTCTTCCAGCCAGATGCCGTCGTACTCCGTCCCTTGCAGCCGGTTCAGGGCCCCGGGATCGTCGATCCCGAACAGGTCCACTTCCACTTTGGGATTGCAATGGATGGCGAGTTGCCGGTAATCATCCCGCCAGGCAACCAGGGAAGGGGTCTTTCTGAAAATCTTGTTAATGGAACGAACGGTGGATCTCTTTATGTTAGTATGGGTATCGCGAATAACGGCCCATAACACCGGCCTCTTGTTGCGTTGCGCGCTAATAATCATCGCCCCTACCGAGGCGTAAGTCTTACCTTCGCCTGCCGGCCCGATAATGACGTTAATCAGCGCATCGCTATGGGCATAGGCGCTTTGTGTAGCTGACAAGTAGAGGTCAAGTTTATTGCTCATCTACCAATCAGCGATACCCAATGCTGAAATGGATGTCAAGCAATAAAATTCTTTGACGTTTAGTGTTGTTTATAGTAAAAGGGGATTAATTTAAAGAAAGGCAGGTAATTTTTAAGGTGAAAAAAATTGGTGGGACGGAAAAGTCGGTAACGGAGCGGAGTGTTATTCTGATAAACGGAACGTTATATGTTTCGATACCTAAGGCATTTGCGGCCCGCCACCAAATTCAGGCCGGCGACCGCCTCCCCATGATCCTGGGCGACAGCCAATTGAAGCTCATCCCTCATGAAAAATGA